AATAATTCTGTTGTTGTGTTTGTAGCAACACTCTTTGCTTTGAATACTTCAAAGGTTGCAGCACCTCGGACAACTTCAACATCAACTAAAGTTGTGTTACCAGAGTCATTGCAAATTAAAAGAGATTTTACTACATCCGTAGTAGGCGGAACTGGTGGAGATGCACCAGTATCGGCAGTAGGAACTGTAATAACAGTTGTTAAATCTGTAGTAGATACATCTACCATTGCACTTTTAAAAGTATTAGCCAAGAAAAAACCCTTCCGATTGAGCTTCTTCTCTTAAATCTTGCTGATAGTTTGTATTAAGTAAAAAAACAATTTGTTCTAAAAGTTGTATTGTTAGATCAAACTGACCCTCATCATACTCTGGTGTAGCATTTGGTAGTCTAGTAATATTAATTTTTGCCATTATCTTCTTCCATCTGGTCTAAGTTGTAGCTTTGTAGATCCAAGTCTCCAAGCTGTATCGTCAACTGTGTTGGTTTCATATTTAATTTTAACCGCTCTACCTCTACCTCTTACATCAATTTTTTCTGTTGTACTAGAAATAGATCCTGTTGTAGTTACATTAGCTGCAGATTGTGGATACTGTTCTAAAGTTAATGTTGCTGTCATGTTGTTACTAAGATTATCAAAATCTGGCACCAATTTACTTACAGACATTAACTCATCACCGTCTGCTATTTCAACAGAACCTGATGTTAAAAAAGCAGAAATAGCCGAACCATCTGCTTGATTATTACCTGATTCATGTTCGTAGATATAAGAAGCACCTGCGGTTAATCCTAATATTGTAGATGTATTAGAGGTAAGAGAAGTGCTATACTCTGTAGCAATTGGCTGTTCAAATACATAAGCACCGAGCCAAGTTGTTCTAGGTAAATTTAAAGTATACCAAATGTTTTCCAAATAGTTATAAGCTACGGCTCTATCTATTTGAGTTGATGAACTTGATGGATAATACCAAATAATTTCATTAAAAGCTGTATTTATACCACATGATATTTCTGTTCTGTTAACATAACTTAAATCATCAAAAACATAATCTTGAACGGAACATGGCATTTTTTTAACGACACCATCAAATAAATAAAAGGCATTGTCTGACATCCAGTAAGCTCTACCATTTACTTCAACAGCAGCATGTTGTGCAACTAACCCGCAGTTAGCGCCAAGCTGTCTAAGACCAAAAGTAAAAGGTGTACCAACAAATTGAATGCCGTGAAGTGATGTGTCTGTCCAAACTAACATTTGACCAGTAGATTTAACAGCGCCTACAATTTTAGAGCCGTCTGTAATTCTAAGTGATCCAGCTTCATTTGTTGCTACTGGTGTGTAATCAGTAGCGTCTTCTCTGTCAGAAAAACGAAATAATAAATCATCTTGCGTTGATACATCACCTATTGTTGTTTCTGTTCCAAATAATAATAAATGTCTAGTGTCAGTAGATACTAAACTAAACCTTGATGCAGTTGGCGCATTTGATACAGCAGTAGCTCTGTTTGAAGTTCCTGAAGAGGTGTCCCAAACAAAAGTACCCCCGTTTAAAACTGTAGCTATAAGATCTTCACCAAAATTATCTAAAGACCAACTTCTTGCGTCTAAAACTACTGTAGATGTTGATCTTGGTGTGTTCCAAGTGCTAAGACTCCAAGTTCCTGTGCTCCACCCATATCCATAAGTTGAATTACCAGGACCTATACTTATTTGATAGTTAGCATTACCAGTGCCACCACCTCCAGATGTTGACCCAGAAGCTGAACTGGTGTGTGTTACTATATAATTATTTGCGTCTGTTATTGATGTAATCTCAAACTCTGCATTCATATCTAAACCATCAATTGCAGAAAAAGAATCAAAGGTTACAAAGTCTCCTTGAGCTGCACCGTGGTCTGTGTCTGCTACTGTGACTGTTGTTGTACCATTTGTTGTAAAAGGATTTGTTAAAGCTTCTGTTTCTCTAATAGGTGTAATATCAACTATAGATCCATCTGTGTAAAGATACAATTTTCTATCAGTGCCTAATGCAAGATACCTTATACCAGTTAAACTAACCCATGAATGTGTATCTCTAACTACACCGACTATTGACTCCTGACTTAAATATGTCCAGCCACCCCATCTTTCAGGTTTACCATAATGAAATCTAACAAAATTAGAGTCAACATATTTACGTTCATCTCCTGCTGAATAAGCAGTATCCTGTTTATCTATACCTGGTTGAAACTTTAAATCGACTAATTTCATGTCAAAGTATACTAAATTATTTATTGTTTTCTGGCAAGAATTGAGTGCCGACATTACCCTTGAAAGAGTAATTACCATAATGTGTAAGGCCACTCGCTATGTCAGCGTATACTTTACCGCCAATTTTCTGCCATAAACGACAAAAAGCATAATCTTCAGATAAATATCTTTTGTTGTCTGGATCTATCATTGTATCAAAAAATGTATAATTCCATTTGGATGTCTTGTGATAATCAAAAGATTTATCATGAGGGGCGTTTAAATGCTGGTCAGGGACAAATTTTAATTCAGGGTAAGCTAAAGCCATTTTTTTAAACACACTTCTTTTAATAAGCATAAAACCTGTGGCTCCATCTAATACTTCAATAAATCCTTTTTTTACTTTAATTTTTTGTGGATTCACTACATTTAAATTGTATTCCAAAGAAGCAGCAAGAAGTTCATCCTCACTTATTTTTGGGTTTTGTAAAACTCTACTTTTTACTTTTCTCCAATCAATTGTTTTTCTAGGATATACTCCTGTAACAATTTCTTCGTCCAAATCAATCATTCGCATAACGCTTTCAGGATTAAAAGATATATCAGCATCAATAAATAATAGATGAGTGTACTGTTCATCATCCATAAATAGCTGCACCAATGTGTTTCTAGCTCTAGTTATTAAAGACTCATTACCAATTGTTCCAAACTGTAATTCTATTTTTTTAGATGCGGCTACAGCTGTAAGTTGTAAACAGCTTTTAAAATAATCCGCCGTTATCATTCCACCATAACAAGGAGTGCCAATAAATATTTTACTCATTTTCTTTTAAAAACATATTTAATGTGTACCTTGGGGAGCTGTCTCCAAAAGATTGTAAGTCACTGTGCATTATTTTAGCTCCATTAAAAAAAATAGCTCTATTCTCAACAAAACCAATGTGAGCAGATAATGAATCATTTTTCATAAAACCTGTACCGTTATTTAAAAGGGGCTCACCTTTTATAAATAAAAGAAAATTAGCTACACAACCATTTTCAATGTCTTTATGAAACAAAGGTTCTTTCTCGTTATTTCTCATGTGTGCATGTATTGAGATGGGTTTTAAATTTCTGTTAGGATAAAAAAACTGTTTTATAAGTTTAACTAAAGGATCGTCTTTATGATGCTCCCCATGAAAAGTATGACGTTTACCATAATAATGACCACTATCCATAGTAACATCTTCATATTTTATATTTACAAAAGTATGTTGAAGATCTTTTAAAGTTTTATCATCTAAAAAATTATCTACATACATGACAAACTCTGTGTTTTTATTGTGTTGCATAATCTACCTTTAAATATTCTATTTTCTTTAACCAGTCTTTAGGTATAGCGATAGCGCCACCACCTGATACTTCATCTTTGTCTTTACTATAAGAACGCATAATAATTATTTTTTCAGGACCGTTATGTACCATCCACCCTACTTCTTGGCACACGGCCAACGGAGCGTTCATAACTTCTTTTATATCAAGCCATCCTGTCTCTGTATCACGGGCATCGAGCCACGTCACACGGACCATTGGAACTTTGTTTATATCAATCATTTCTATATGAATACCACCCAGTTGTAATATATTTTTCTTGATCAGGGCAAATGTTACCACGATGCGTGTATTCCCAAGTAGCAGGCCAAATTAATGTTAGTCCTTTTTCTGGTTTTATTTTTAACTTCTGATACATAAACTCAGTCTCACCATTTTTTAAAATATCATTTAAGTAAGTAGTAAAGACCAAATGTCTGTTAATATGAAAACCATTATTTTCAGTATGCCATCCTGGATAACCTCCACCTTTTGGGTATTTCTGTATATTATATCCCTCATACAAACCCCATTCTCTTTGCTGTTTGCTGCAATATTCATATTTATCTTTGTACAATTCTAAAACTTCACTTAAAATTTTTTTATAAGATATCAAAGGCTCTCTATTATCATCACTGTTAAAACCTAGATCAAAAGAGTTTTTTCTATTTAAATCTATTTCACCATCACCCATACCCCCTCTTTCTACATAACTAGAATTTTGTTCAAAAAATTTTATCATGTTGTCACAAATAAAAGGATCTTCAATATACCAACCAGCAATAAAATTATTTTTTTTATTATTCTTATGAGCTCTTAACACTAGGGCTTTCTTTTTAAATCAATGTTAAATGACATTGATCTGCGTTCTTGATTAGGAGTTCTAAATGGATATACTCCATGTGACAACCAACTTGGAAACAAAAATATATCTCCAACTTTAGGGGTGGCTTGAAAATTATGACCACTAAATTTAGCAGCTTGACCGCACATAAAATGTATATCACCTACACATGGGAAATGGTCTTCTTTTTTATATTCTTCTTTAAGATCTTTTGGTATTCTTGTGTAAATAACACCCGATAGTTCACCGTCATGTACATGTATAGGATTAAAATCACCTGCAAATTGCGATACAATCCACATGCTTGAAATACTCATTGTTCCTACGTCTTTTACAGCTATGGTATCAGAAGCAGGAGGTATTGAAATATATTGTTGAACAATAATTTGTAATGCATTTAAAACTGGAGAAAATTCAGGTGAGTTTAAAAAATTAGGAGGGTAGCGTACTTCTTGTTTAACATTACCTGCTAAATGCATTGAGTGATCCCATTCCTTAGCTAATGCATCAACTTCCAAAAGTTTTGTTGCTTCATCATCTAAAATTTTAATAATATCTTTTGGTAACTGACCTTGTAAAATAGTAGGACCAAATGGTCTAAGGGCTTTAAAATTTACTTTGGTTGACATGGTTTCCTTTCTACTTGCAAATATCTATTGTCATATAGCAATAATTTGCCTATAAATATAGTATTAATTAGGCTTATCTATATTCAAGGCCAAGCCTCCTTGCCTTTTGTT